GCAATTTGCAAACTGCCCGTCACCGGCCGACCCGATGTGGGCGCGACCGTGGCTGACCCCGCTCCTCGACGTGCCCGGGGACGCGTCCTGGCCGCAGCTGATGACCGCCCCCCACCCTCAGGCGGTCGGCAGCTACGGCGCGGAGTGGGTCGGCTGGGTGACCGGCCGGTGGGGGGCGCCGCGCTGGTGGCAGCGGCTGTCCGCGGCCCGGCTGCTGGAGCACGACGCGGCCGGGGTGCTGGTGTGGGAGGAGTGGCTGCTGTCGACGGCCCGGCAGGTCGGGAAGTCGTGGCTGCTGCGGGGGTTGGCGGGGTGGCGGCTGGAGCAGGGCGCCCGGTTCGGCGGGGCGCAGCTGGTGATGCACACGGGGAAGGATCTGCCGGTGTGCCGGGAGGTGCAGCGGCCGATGCGGATCTGGGCGCGGCAGCACCGGGATGAGGGCTGGGACGGGAAGGAGGCGAACGGCAAGGAGGAGGTCAGCGCTCCGGACGGGGGCCGCTGGCTGGTGCGGGCGCAGGACGCGGTGTACGGGTATGCGGCCGGCCTGGCGCTGGTGGATGAGGGGTGGGCGGTGATGCCGCAGGTGGTGTCGGAGGGGTTGGAGCCGACGCTGGCGGAGACACCGTCGGGGCAGCTGGGGCTGGTGTCGACGGCGCACCGCCGGGCGACGGGGCTGCTGCTGCGCCGCCGGGAGGCGGCGATCGCCCAGTTGGGGGCGCCGGTTGGGTCGCTGATGTTGGAGTGGTCGGCCCCGGCCGATGCTGAGCTGGCTGATGTGGCGGGGTGGCGGCAGGCGTCCCCGCATTGGTCGGCGCGGCGGGAGCGGCTGGTGGCCCGGGCGTTGGAGCGCGCGTTGGAGGGGGTGTCGGACGACCCGGATGAGCCGGATCCGGTGGAGTCGTTCCGGGCGCAGTGGCTGAACGTGTGGCCGGGTGAGCTGGGGGTGCGGGCGGGGGCTGCGAGCCGGCTGGTGGACGAGCAGGTGTGGCTGGGGGCTGCGGACCTGGAGGCGGTCGCGGAGGGGCCGCTGACGGTGGTGCTGGAGGACCGGACGGGGCTTGGCGCGGCCGCGGTGGTGTGCGGGGCGACCCCGGACGGGCGGTGGCTGCTGTGGGGGCGGCTGTTCGGGTCGCGGGCGGAGGCGGTCGGGTGGTGCGCGCTGCTGCTGGACGGGAACCGGGGCGGGCGGCTGCTGACGCCGCTGGTGGGTGACGAGAGCCTGGCCGGGTTCCCGGCGCCGGTGTCGAGGCCGGGGGCGGGGCAGGTGCCGCAGGGGTTGTCGAAGCTGCGTGAGCTGCTCGGGTCGGGCCGTCTGGTGCATGACGGTGGGGCGGAGCTGACGGGGCAGATGGTGGGGGCGTTGGTCGCGGAGCGGGTTCCGGGGCTGGTAGTTATGTCATCCGGTCGTAGTGATCTAGTACGATGCGGGGCGTTAGCTGTGGCCGCCGCGGCGGCCGCGCCGGCACCGCGACCCGGCTGGGTGATGGTGTGACCCGTCTGACTGACTGGGGTGAGGCGGTCCGGGAGTGGCTCTTCCCGTCGGTGGCGTACCGGGCGTCAGCGGATGCTGTCCCGCCGGGGGCTCCCCGCCCGTCGACGACGCTGTGGCTGAACCCTGGCGGGCAGGGCATCGCGCAGTGGTGGCCGCAGTCGGGTGACTTCACGACGCTGTGGGACTGGCAGACCTCCGCGGCGTTGGGGATCCCGGCGGTGTGGCGGGCGCGGATGAGCATCTCGCAGGCGATCGGGCAGTGCCCGATCGGGGCGTGGCGCGGTATCGAGCAGATCGACCCGCTGCCGATCGTGCTGCGGGAGCCGAACCCGGGTGAGGACCGCTGCAACACGGTCGCCGCGTGGGTGTGCGACCTGTTGGACCACGGGAACGCGTTCGGGGTCATCACCGATGTGAACGCGGAGGGGAAGGCGACGGCGGTGCAGCCGTTCCCCGCGACGGCGGTGACGGTCGCCAGGGAACCTGACTCCGGTCGGGTGGTGTACGTGGTGCAGTACCCGGATGGGAGCCCGTCTCGGTCGTTCGACCGGTCGGAGGTGTTCCACGCGAAGGGCGCCAGCTTCCCGGGGTCGCTGCGTGGGATCGGGGTGCTGGAGGCGGGGCTGGGCACGCTGGACCGGATGACCGCTGAGGGGGCGTACGCGGCGCGGGCGTTCGCGTCGGGTGTCCCGTCGGGGCTGTTGAAGGTGCGGGACCCGGATCTGCAGGTCGGCACGGATGACGGGCCGGCGGACTACGCGACCGCGAAGGGCATCAAGCGGGCGTGGCAGGACTCGGTCGCCACGGGTGACGTCGCGGTCCTGTCGGAGCTAGTGGACTTCACCCCGCTGTCGTGGACCCCGTCGGACGCGCAGATGGTGGAGGCCCGGCAGCTGTCGCTGGTGGATGTGGCGAACCTGTTCAACGTGGACCCGTACTGGGTGGGCTCAAGCCAGGTGTCGGCGCCGTACCAGAACGTGCAGGACGCCGCGGTGCAGTACTCGCGGTTCACGTTGGGGTTCTGGATCACCGCCCTGGAGGCGCAGTTCAGCCGGCTGCTGCCGCGGGGGCAGGAGGCCCGGTTCAACCGGGACAGCATCCTGCGTGACTCGCAGACGGTGCGGGTCGACAACAACGTGAAGCTGAAGAACGCAGGGCTGAAGACAGCCGACGAGATCCGCGCCGATGAGGGGTTGCCGCCGCTGCCAGCCGCTGCGGCAGCCCCGCCGGCGAAGGTAACCCCGCTGTTCCCGGCCGGGGACAGCGGCACCAACCAGCCGGCAGTAGGTGCGTGATGGAGTTCCGGCAGTTCACCCCCGAGCTGGAGGTGCGGTCGGTCGCGGAGCGGCTGCTGTGCGGGGTGATCGTGCCGTTCGGGGTGGACCAGCAGATCGACGTCGGTCTGACGGAGCGGTTCCAGCGGGGGGCGTTCACCCACCAGCTGCGGGCCGCGCACCGGATCCGGCTCCTCGACAGCCACAGCAACACCGCCGGCTGCACCCCGTTGGGGCGGGCGGTTGAGCTGCGGGAGGACCCGAAGGGTCTGTGGGGGGAGTTCCGGGTCGTCGAGGGCAACATCGGGGACCACTGGCTGGCGCTGGCCCGTGAGGGTGTGATGCGGGAGTGGTCGATCGGGTTCCAGCCGAATCAGACCCGTAACGACGGCCGGACCCGGGTGTACACCCGGGCGACGGTGTTTGAGACGGCGCTGGTCCCGGAGGGGGCGTATGGGGCGCTGGCGCAGGTGGCGCAGGTTCGGGCGGCGTTGCCGGTGCTGACCCGGGATCTGCTGGCGGCGCGGATGCCGAAGCCGTGGCCGGTCGGGGTGGGCACGCGGTAGCATCCTGGTCGAGGCCAGCAGACACCTCCGTAGACACCTCCGACGCGTCGGACACCCCTCCGGACACCCCTCAAGGGCTCACGTAGATCACCGATCCGTGAGACAGGGGTAATCGTGCCGAACATGTATCTGACCCGGCTGCTTGAGCAGCGGGAGGCGTGCCGCGCCGACGCGCAGGGCATCCTGGACAACGCGGCCGCGGAGGGCCGGGACACCACCGATGTTGAGCGGGAAACCGTGGAGGCGTCCTACCGGTCGGTCGCGGACCTCGACAAGCAGATCGAACCGATCCACCAGCAGGAGCTGCGGCAGGTCAGCCACGACCAGCAGGTCGCCGAGCTGACGAGGGCGACCCAGTCGCGGCGGCAGCACGACAAGGACAGCCTCGCGTCGGGCGGGATCCTCGACCAGTACCGCGGGAAGCCGGGTGACTGGCTCGCCGACTGGGGTGCGAAGCTGTCCGACCCGAAGGCCGCGCAGCGGATCATGCGGGCGCAGGCGGAGTACCGGGTCGTCGCGGATCAGAAGCTGGCGGACAACCCGGGGATCGTGCCGACCCCGGTGGTGGGCCCGGTGGGTGGGATCCTGCCGTCGTCGAGGCCGTTCATCGACTCGGTGGTGAACCGGCCGCTGCCGGCCGGGGGGAGTTCGTTCAACCGGCCGCATATCACCCAGCACGCTGCGGTGGATGTGCAGGCGACGGAGAAGACGCAGCTCGCGTCGCAGAAGCTGACGATCACGTCGGTGCCGGTGGCGAAGAAGACGTTCGGCGGCACTCTGGACATCAGCTTCCAGGACCGGGACTGGACGGATCCGGCGATCCTGGGGATCGCGGTGTCGGACCTGCAGGCGGTGTATGCGGCGCAGACCGACAACGCGGCCGCGGACAACATGCTCGCGTCGACGACGGGCACGTTCGTGCTGGCGGACAGCGCGGCGGAGGGTCCGACCCGGGCGGCCATCATGAACGCGTCGGCGCAGATCTTCGCGAACGTGAAGCAGCGCCCGGACACGCTGTGGATGAGCCCGGACGAGTACGCGGTGTACGGGGCGATGACCGGGGCGTCGGGGATCGTGTCGTTCCCGGGCATCAACGACGCCACCACCGCCGGCGGGTCGCTGATGGGGCTGCGGGTCGTCGTCGACGGCAACTTCGCCCCGAAGACCACGATCATCGGGGTCGCCAGCCAGGTGGAGCACTACGAAACCGTGGGCGGCCTGCTCGCGGTCACCGAGCCCACCATCCTCGGCTACACCATCGCCTACTACGGGTATGTGGCGGATCTGCTGCTGAACGCGGGGGCGGCGCTGAAGCGGTCCGCGACGTGACCGACAACAAGCCGTCGAAGGCTCCGTCCACCCGGGCGGAGCCGGCTCCGGAGACGAAGCCGGCGCCGAAGACGGACACCCCACCCGCGGACCCGTGGGCGACGCACTGCCCGAAGTGTGGGCTGCTGGGCTGCCGGGCCGGGCACACATGAGCTACCTCCCCGGCGCCGGGTTCCCGCCGCTCGCCGATGTGCGCGCGTGGATTCAGGTGCCGGCGACGGTCCTCACGGACGCGCAGCTGGATCTGATCGCCGCCGGGGAGCAGGCCGCTGTCACGGCCGGCTACGACTGGACCGGCACCCTGCCGGACAATCTGGTCGCGGTGTTCATGCGGCTGGTGGCGCGGGCGACCGCCGCGAAGGGTGTGTCGCTGGGGTTGCTGGCGGCGGACGCGGAGTACGGCGGGGCGCGGTTGTCCCGTTGGGACGCGGAGGTCACCCGGCTGGGTGGGGCGAACCGGAAGCGGACGTTCGCGTGACCAGCCCGACGGTTGGCGGCCCGCAGCGGGCGCTGATCGTCGACGCCCTGTCGACGGTGGCCGGGCTTTCACCCAGCCCGGTCACCCCGGCGCCGATCGTGGCCGGGTCGGCGTGGCCCGGCTGGTTCGAAACCACCTGGGCCAACGCGTGCGTGAAGGTGTCCCAGTTCTACGTGTTCGTCGCCCTCCCCAGCGGGCAGGAGGGTGCGTCCGTCGACGCCGGCGACCAGCTCGTCGACGAGGTGGCGGAAGTGCTGTGGCCGGTGGGGCATGTGCTGCGGGTTGAGCCGTGGCAGTGGCCGGTTGAGCCCGGGCAGCAGGCGGTGCCGGTGCTCCGATTCACCCTGGAGGTCATGTAATGCCTGGTGGAACCCCGAAGACGACCCGGTTCGGCCCGGGCACGGTCGCCCTGGGCGCGACCCCGGTGCAGATCGAGTGTGAGGTGACCGGCGGGTCGATCACCCACAACTACTCGGAGACCGGGGACACGATCACCACCCTGTGCGGTGACTCGATCGGCCCGAGCAAGACGCGGGACGCGGACACGATCAAGTTCGACACGCTGCTGGATCTCACCAGCACCGGCATGTACGTGTACCTGCAGACGAACGACCTGACCGTGGTGCCGCTGGAGTTCGTGCCGAACACCGGCGGCGGCGCGACCTGGGAGGGGTCGGTGCAGCTGCAGCTGCCCACGGATGTGACGTTCGACAGCTACGGGGAGCCGATCAAAGGGTCGACGGAGTGGACGGCGCAGCCGACGTTCACGTTCACCCCGGCGACGTGATCGAGCTGCGGGTACGGAACGGGCCGGCGCTGGCCCGCGGGTTCCGGCGCACCGAACGGGACATGGACGACCTGAAGGACGGGAACCGGGACGCCGCCCAGCTGGTGGCCGCCCGGTCCCGGGCGAGGGCGCCGCACCGTACCGGCCGGCTCGCCGCGTCCATCCAGGGCGCCCGGGAGCGGGGCCGCGCGGTCGTCACCTCATCGGTGCGGTACGGCAGCCCGGTCCACTGGGGGGTGCCAGCCCACAACATGCGGCCGACCTTGTTCGTCACGAACACCGCCGAAGCCACCCAGGGGCAGTGGCTGCCGCTGTACGAGCGGGATCTGCAGAAGACGATCGACCGCGACATGGGGGCGGTGCGCTGATGGCCCTGTTCCGGGTGCTGTACGTGGACGGCCGCAAGGACGAGGTCAGCACGACGATGGGGGACGCGATCGCCGCGGAGCGGCGCGGCACCGACCTGTCGAAGAGCCCGATCGAGGGTGGGATGCGGACCGTGTTCGCGGCCCTGGCCCGGGTGGAGGAGCGGCCGCCGTCGTGGCGGGAGTTCGACCACTGGTCGAGCACCGTGGACAGCATCGAAGGCGACACCGGCGGGGGTGAGGACGGGCCGGACCCTACCCAAGAGGATCCCCCGGATACGCGGTAGCGGCGTGCGCGGTCGCGCTGGGTGTGAGCCCGGCCGCGCTGTGGGGCTGCGACGAGCGTGACCTGTCCACCGTGCAGCAGATCTTGGAGGAGGTGAACCGCCGATGACCCGGGCCGCTGAGCTTCGCGTCGACATCGTCACCGACGCCAGCAAGGCAAAGGCGGGGATCCGGCAGGCCGAGACCGGGCTGACCGGGTTCGCCGGCCGGATGAAGGGCACGTTCGGCGGCGCGCAGGCGAAGATCATGGCCGGGTTCGCGGCGATCGGCGCGGCGAAGATCTTCGGCGACAGCATCGCGGAGGCCCGCGAGGCGGCGAAGACGATGGCCGCCACCAACGCGGTCATCAAGAGCACCGGCGGGGCGGCCGGGGTCACCGCGCAGCACGTCGCGAACCTGGCGACCGAGCTGTCGAATATGGCCGGGGTCGACGACGAAGCCATCCAGGGCTCCGAGAACCTGCTTCC